CGAAAGTGGATCAGAAATCTACTGGATTCCAAAGATTACAAAGATCTTAGGGTTACAGATAAGATCAAGATCATTGACGAGGCATTACACCTGTCATTTATCCCCTCAGCTACCTGGGATAGGGTTTCTGACTTCGTGGAAACCGAGATCTGGAAGGATCTCGTGCCCCACGAGGCGGACGCCTCACCCTAGGGATGCCCAGTGATTTTAGAGGGTCGGGAGTGCGCCGAAACTAAGGCTCCAATTTCTCCCGAACTATTGACCCTGGAGCCGGAACCATTGGGTATGTGCAATGTTAGACGATTTGTGCGTTTAAGCGGGTTAAGTTTGCCCGTGGCTATAGTTCCATTTAATCACACTTTTCAGAACTTGGTGCGAGCAGTTAGTGAGCGAGTCTTCTTCGTAAAAAGAGACGGTAAGTTCACTCGACCTCCTGCTCCCAAATCTTTTGCCGAGACCCTTTCGGGGGTCAAGGCGAGGCTGAATGCCCTTCTTCCCTCGACCGTTCCTTGGACTTACTCACAGGTGATTGAGTCTTATAGGGGCCGCAAGAGGAAGGTGTACCAAGCCGCTTATGACGACCTTTTCACAGAAGGCCCCGTCACTAGTAAGGATGCGGAAGTAGAAATTTTCATCAAATATGAGAAGACCGATTGTACGACCAAACAAGACCCTGTCCCAAGGGTAATTTCCCCAAGGAGCCCAAAGTATAATTTGTGCTTGGGAAGATTTTTGAAGAAGCTTGAACCTAAGATTTTTAAATCTATTGCTTCTTTGTTTGGTTCAACCACCGTCATCAAAGGCTATAATGCTTATGAAGCCGCCAGTATTTTAAGGAAGAAATGGGATAGATTCTCTGACCCGGTCGCCGTGGGGCTTGATGCTTCACGGTTTGACCAACATGTATCAGTTGATGCATTGAAATGGGAGCATCAGGTGTATCTAGACTGTTTCCCTATACAGCGGCACAAAAGAAAATTGGCTTATCTATTGCGACAACAAATCCACAACAAATGTGTTGGTTACACAAAGAATGGCA